TTTTGATTGTGTGTCTGAGCTGGATTATACCCGATGGGACGGGTCTTTTTCGATTTGGATGCGCGGTTTTATGGAGCGTGCAGTTTATTTGAGATGGGCTCATCCAAAATATCGGAAGGAATTGGGTGGGTTACTTGAGGCCGAGGTCAATGCCAAGGCAAGAACGCGTAATGGCGTGGCTTATATACCTGCAGGTGGTCGTGAGTCTGGTTCATCTTTGACGAGTGATTCAAACACTAGTGGTGGTGCTGAAGTTGCTTATTTTGCCGGTCGTGATGCTGGTTTATCACCCGAGAATGCTTGGCGTATGCTTGGTATTTTCGTTGGTGATGACGGTGTTACTGGCATAAAATCCAGTCATATGGAGACTGCGGCTGCTAATCTTGGTTTAAAGCTAAAATGTGCAACACGTTATCGTGGGCAATCTGTGCATTTCCTTGGTCGCGTATTTTATGATCCTTTTACAACTCTTGGTAGTGCACAAGACCCAGTACGCACTCTCAAGAAGTTGCATATATCCTTTGCTGACGATACTGTACCGGATGATGTTGCTTTATATAATCGTGCTAATGGTTATTTTACTCTTGATCCTAATGCTCCTTTAGTTAGCAGCTGGTGTATGCGTGTGCTCGACATAATTTCAGAAAATAATCCAAAAATAACAGAGCATGTTGCTAAACACTATCCTGCTGTAGAGCGTGATTTACCTTATTTTAATCGGTACAGTGAGACTTGGCCTCAACTTGCACGTGATGACCCACTCGCGTTGCGTGTTGTTGCTGAGGAGTTGTGTGTGGATGCGTCTATGATACGCGAGTGGGATGATACTATCTGTTCTTGTGAGCGCCTCGAGGACATTGCATCTTTGATACATGTCCCGAGTGATGACAAGATACCAGCAGTTACTGATGATGGCCTTGCGTTACCTATAACCGGGAACGCGCGTAAGCATGCTGCCATGCCTAATCGTGTGGATGTGCGTCGACGCTACCGTTCTGCGGCGGAAAAATTGGAGGATATCGGTGTTCTGGATCAGCGCCAGAGGGTTGACTATGGTTCTCGACAGAGGTCGAACCATGGTTCATCCCCCCGTACCCTTGGTTCAGAGACTGGTAGTAAACCAATTCGGCAACGTAATATCGAACGCGCTAGAATCTGGCGTGCAAATCGAGAGTAGTTTACTCGTGTGGTAGGATCCACTCAAAC